CTCATAGGATATTTCAATAGTTATTTTGCTTATACTTGTATGGATAATGTTATCCCCGCTCAGATAGCATACGCTATCTCCTACGTTAAATTCAGTATCTATATTCATACCTATATCGTTTTAAATATTAATCTTTTTCGATGAAAGTGTTAGTCGTGTTTATCACACCAGCAGAATCAACGCTCTATACCGTTTTGAATTATTCATCTTGAAAATCGTCAATCTCAAACTCCCAATCCATTGCATCCTCTTGTCGGATATTATCTAATAACCATTCATTTGCATTTTCAAGCTCATCATCCCCTTCAGGTACATACCCACCTTCATCATAAGCTTTAGCTAATTCATCATAAACTTTGTCAGGGACTTCAACATCACTAAGTCCAACTCTATAAGTTACCTTGATTGTTAAATCTTTAATCTTCTTCATTTCTATATCGTTTATAGTCATACCCAGTTATTTCTGTTAAAAATCAAAAATGGCTTTTTGCATCTCTTCACTATCTTTGGGTATATGTGTTTCATCAATATGGCAATTACAGTAGTTGCTTCCGTAAGCACATGTACAAAACATCTTATTCAGCTCCTCCCCAACTTCCCATCTGGCATTATCGTTAGGTATTCTTCCCTCCTGTAACCATTGCCACTGGGTTTTCATTTTCTCTCGGTATGCAGCATTTTTTATTCTTTTCTCTTTCCGTTTCTTGGCTACATCCCGGTACTCCTTCCTTTTGGCAAAAAGGATGGCTTTGGCAGTGTCCTTATCTTCATGGACCTCACTGTCTTTGAAATAGACAGCTTTGGCAGAGTAAAAGCTGTTAGTCCATTGTTTTGTACCTTTGGCCCCCTCATTGGGGATAAAACCCTTTTTAGCCCATTGCAGGGCCGTTAATATTTCCATATTGCTCCCTTTCTATTATATATTATTTAAGTTCGAAGATTCTGTTGATGGTGTCAGCTAATTTATCATTGATGATTTTCGAGTTCCAACTGTCAAATTCAAGAATAATACCAACTTGTCTGGAACCGCCGGAGTCTGTATAAGACCTGCCCATTGTGATATTTACAGGCAGGTTCTCCTCTTTGGCTACCTCTATAAAAGCGTTTGCCAGTTTTTTTAACATTTCACATCTTATCAACATAGTATTTTCGGATTAGTGATTATGAATTGACAGCCATGAAGAAACCGGCATTATTATACTGTTGCCTGATTTCTGCGGATGTAAGAATATGATACTTGGTATACAACTCAGCATTGAACAAGTCAACCTGAATACAATACTCCACGATTTTCTCCACTTCTTCCGGAGAGAGTGCCCAATAGTCCGCTACTCTGCAAAGCATATTCTTACACCAATACAATGAATGGTTTCCTGTACGGAATATCTCATTTTCTATATAATCATAAACCGCATATCCATTACATCCATATACAGTTTTCAGATCACTAACTTTGGTTTCATGCAACTGTGATGTCCTTTTATAACAAGGCAGGAATGGAATAATCTTATTGTCTGAAATAACGGATTTCATAATGTCTTTTATTTAAATTTCGGTAATAAGGATGCAGTTCAGATTCTTATTGAATTCTGAACAAAAGATTGTTGCTGCAAAAAATTATACTCTTGCAGGTATATCGTATCTTTTACGTATTTTTTTTACGTAATTGAAAACAGTCTTTTCACAGACTTTTGGAAAAGAGGGATTATTCTCCTTTAGATATTCATGAATCTGGGTGGAAGAATAATAAGGACAGGTTATCAGCAAATGCTTAACTGACTCCTCATAAGGATCGAGACGGCAGGAATAAGAAGGGCGCGGACGATTGCCATGTTGAAGAAGCTCATCAACATTTAATCGGGAAAGCCGCATGACTCTGCCGGGAGGAAGTTGCAGCTTCTTTGCTATTTGAGAACGGCTCAAGCCAAGAAGTCGAAGTTCGGCAATGTTATGCCAGTCGTGGTAGTCTTCTGTAATCTTTTTTGCATCCATTTTCTACATAAATATAGTTTTCGTAAAGTGAAATATTTAATGTTACGAAAAAGTGATGCGGCAAAGTTACGAGTTACAAGCGCGTACGTCTGGCTGTAGATGCCCTCGTAGGGGATGTCCGCCTCCCACGGGCTGTCTATGTCCTCCACCTCGAAGGGCAGCCATCGCCGGTTCCCCGTGTCGTCGGTGAGGAACTGGAGGTTGTTCCCGGTGGCTACGAACGAGGCTACATGGGGCAGGTGCACCTTGTTGCGTCCGTAGGCTCGGCGCTCGTCCACGTAGCGTTGCGTCACCATCGCCTTCAGCTGGTTCAGCTCCGAGGGGGGCATGGTGTCGATCTCCTCCAGATTGATCACCAGGTTCTCGGTCATGGTGAACAGGTCGTCCTTGGTCATGCGGCTAGAGTTGCTCTTTGTGGTGTAATATTCGGACAATACGGGCGGCAGGATATGCTGCATGAACGAGGTCTTGTAACTGCCTTGCCGCCCTATCAGGGTGAGGATCACCTGTTTCACCACGGTCTCGTCCAGGGCGGCGGCAATCATGGACACCATCCACCGTTTCAGGATGTCGGCAAAGCGGACGGGAGTTTCGGAGAGGTCGTTCCGTTCCCGGCTTTTGTCCTGCTGCAACGGACTGTGCGGACTTTCCTTGACATGCACCATGGTGGCCAGCCGGCCGATGTAGTCGGTCTCTCCGTCCCAGGGCGGCAGACCGTCCAGATACTCTTTCAACGGATGATATTCCTTGACGAAATCACTGCCGAGCAGCGTATGCAGCTCGTTCAGGTTGACCGCCATGCCATGGTGTTGCATGGCGCACCACAGGGAGTTCTCGATGTGGTCGGTGAGCCGCTGCCAGTGGCAGGCGGAAGCTTCGGGACGGTCGGTGTACGCATCAGCAATCAGTTGTGTCTCAATCTGGTGGGTAAGCATGTTCATCCGGAACTTCATATAGCCGTTGATAAACTCCTCCATCTCCTCCACGGTGGCCTTCTTATGAGAGGAATCATTCTCTTTCTCCTTTTTTCGGACGGAACGGGGCAGGGAGACGGTGTTGAACTCCATCGTGAGCGAGTAACAACTTTTTACGATGGGCAGCAGCTGCTCGCGCGGATAATCGGGAAAAGTCCGGAGGGCCCATACCTCGGCGTCCGCCTGCGGAACACCGTAGCGGTTGGTATGATAGAAACAACGGCTTACGTAGTCGTTGTAGCTGCCCGGTGCGTATGCTATTCCTTCCTCTTCCAACTGTGCACGGATAATCTTGTAGGCACGTTCTGCCGTCACGGTCACGGCAGTGCCGCGCTTCGGCTTCTCGCGGGGCTTCATTCCGCTGGTGTGGAAGGAGGAGGCTTCGGGGCGGAGCAGGGCTTCGGGGTCGTGGCAGAGGACCGACATGCGCGTGGCGTTCTTGCATTGTCCGTCAATCTCCACTTCGCACAGGCGAGCGTAATGGTCGTTCACCCACTCCCATACCATGCGGTAGTTGGCCTTGGTCACTCCGCCCTCCACGTGGCTGATGACCCGGATGCCGCATCCCGAGATGGTGATGTACACCAAAAAGGAATGAATATCCTCCTTTACCAAAGTCAGGATGGCGGCGAATCGCTCGGGGGGGATGCCGTCTATGTCCACCATGATAAATCCCGTGAATCCCTTGACATGGGCGTAGGTTCTCCCTCCCTCCAGCAGGACGGAGGGGATGAATGCCGGCTGTGCGTTCTTCATGTTGCTTTTGGTGAGCTTCCACTGCTCCAGCTGCTGCGCGTCGCCTGTCGCCTCGATGTCGGACAGCGTGGCCAGATGGGCGCGGTAATGACGGGTGGCGGCGGTGTGGGTGCTGTTGGTTATCTCCTTGAAAAGAACCTGCCAGGTGGTGGGTTCAGGCCGGGTGTCGCGCAGGGAGTGGAAGCGCGATGGGTTGCTTGATTTAAAAAAATCTTTATTCATAATGTGTAGCGTAGAATTTTGTGTCTGCAAAGTACAGAGTAAATTTTCAGGAGGACAATAGCGATTTAAAATAATCACTCTATGATTTAAAATAATCGGGAATAATTAGAAATCAAGATAAAACGATAATGAAAAACGAGACTAAAGAATCTCAAAATACTGCGAGGGCAAGTGTTGTTATCAACATTCATGGCGGTAACAATCAAATACTGCCCAACGCTACAGAGGTAGTGCAAAATTTTTATGGTGCTGAGTTCGCCCATGTGAGAACACAGAACAATGGTATGGAAGAGAAAGAGGAGGATGAGGCAGTGCGTATTGCCCGTGGCACGTTGTGCATTTACTACTCTGATGACTGGGAACTGAATGATATCATCCGCCGCATAGCTGATTGCCGCAGTGCATCGGACTTGGCGAACCTTGTGGTGAATGATATGCATAAGCATACCATCCTTACTGCCGAACGTATGGTAAGCAAGGATTTCATAGAGGCGCTCCAGCAGTTCCTGACGTTCAAGTCGGGGACGTCCACGGGTAATATTCGTACGCAGATAAATAATGTGAGGAGAGAATGAGGGGGGGAGTGTGGAAATGAATTAAAAAACAACAATCAGATATGAAAATAATATTAGTAAATTACCGTTATTTTATAAGTGGAGGCCCAGAACGTTATTATTTCAATATAAAAGAAATACTGGAACGTAACGGGCATGTAGTGATACCTTTTAGCGTGAAGAATTCACGGAATTTTTCAAGTGATTATGAAACGTATTTCTTGGACAGGCTCGATGATGAAGTGTATTTTGCTCATTCGAATAAGAAGAGCATGAAAGTGATTCTGAAATCCTTTTCACGTATGTTTTACTCTTTTGAAGCTAAGAGGAAATTCAGACAACTGCTCACTGACACAAATCCCGACTTGGTGTATATCATGCAATATCATAACAAGATATCACCTAGCATCATTGATGCGGCAAAAAATCTGGGAATACCTGTGATACACCGCATTTCAGACTTTCAGTATATGTGTCCCAACGCATTGTTCTACAATGGTGTGAAAGGTGTTTGTGAGGAGTGCCTGAACGGAAATAGATGGAACTGCGTGAGAAATAAGTGTGTCTTGAACTCTACGGTTTATTCCGTCATAAAACTCGGAGCAAAGATGCTGCACGATGCGATGCATATCACTCGAAAGATAGATGCTTTTGTAGTGCCATCTTCCTTCACCTTGGGAAAATTGGTGGAGTATGGCATTTCTCGACAAAAATTGCATCACATTCCCACTTTCTTTGTAAGCATTCGGCCTCGTGCGTGTTTCTCTCCAAGTTATAATAAAGTCAAAAGCCAGACGAAGCATGTCTGGCTTTTGACTTTATTATAGC